TAGTTCCAATCTGCTATAACCTGCGGCTGTGTGTACACAGGAATAACCGTACTATAGGACTCTGTTACCTGAACTCTGTAGTCTCCGTTTTCGTCTTGAGGCAGTGCAATAAAATCTGCGTCCCACGTGTTGCCATTGTGTTGCAGTCCCTCTATGTAGGTTGTATAGCCCTCAGTTCCTAGGTAGGTCTGTACGTCGTCAGTTCCCGACCCGTCGTCCCCCATTGTAATCTCAAACCACGCAGTCCCTGAAGCTAGGCTAGAAGTCTGAGACAGATAGTCTCTAACCAGCTCGGCTACCTCAAAGGTTACCGTACTGCTTATAGCTTCTTTAACCATTTCGTAAGTAGCGTCTGTAGGTTTGTCAGACACTACGTCACCTGTCCAAATACGCAGCTCCAGCCAAGCGCTAGGCTCTAGTGTGCTGTACTGCGAAAAGAAGGGGCTTCTTAGGTTTACCTGTCTATATGTAGCCATTATATTTTACCTTTATTTCTTAATTTCTGTCTTATCTTTTTCTCTAGTTGGTTAGCCATATTTCGGGCTATGTCGTCTGCTGCCGCTGAGTGGTATTTATTTAGGGTTACTTTAAGGCGTTTGTTGTAGGGCTTCAAAAAGAACATACTTCTCTTTATTCCCTTCTCGTAGACGCTCTTAGCAATCGGGTAAGCTAGGCTAGTGTCTATGCCTTTTTTCTTGCACCAATTAGTTATTGGCTTTAGAGGGACTGATTTAAAACGCCCTGAGAATTTATAAGGACTTTGTCTAGCGCTAATAGGTGAAGCCTTAGAGCCTCTTACCCCCTCGTCTATGTACTTACCATACTCCAGCATAGAAAACGTGAGAGAAGGCATAGTAGAGCCTCCTGTGAAGCGCCCACTCATTCCTCTATTCATCTTTTTTTCTACGTACCCCTTAATAGAGCTGTGCAGCTTCCCCGAGGCTTTGTGTCCCCCCATAGTGAGGTTACGCTTCGACTGAGAAACTACGTACTTTTTAAAGTTCTCTAATACCCTAGTAGCTTTGGGGTAGTTGGTGGTAATCTTTAGCACAGGTCTAACGTGTTCTTAATAATCACAGAGAAGGTAACCCCGCACCCTGCTAACTTGTCTTTAAATCGCTCACTAAAGAACTCTACCTCTATTTCGTCGTCGTCCACTTGGAAGCCGTTAGCGTATAGCTCCCCCCTCATTAGCTCCTGAATAGTTTTAGTAGCCGCTGAGAGCATGGAATTAATAACGTAGTGCTCGTTATCATTCCCGTAGAATTTATCAACCTGAGCGCTCTTATTCTCGTCCACAATATCTAGGAACAAAATAGAAATGTCTACTACTAGGAATCCCTCGCCCATACGTGCCGAACTCATTCCTACGTGAGCCATAGGGTAAACGTCCCGCTTTTCTAGCTCGATGTCGAATAGGTCGCCGAAGCTCACAGAGTTTATAAGGGCGTTACCTTCTAGCTCTGTCTTAATAGCGTCCGTAAGTCTAAATAAATTATTCATTATTTCCTTCTATATCTTATTCTCTCTATTTCTGTTTTCTCCTTTTCAAACTCTAAGAACAGGAGCGCCTCTAAGTGGTTCATTTCGGTTACTGCTCTGTATTTTGTAGCATCACCTTGAGCAAGTGCATAGAGGGAACTAAACCAGCCATACTTTGCGGCAAATTGTCCCTCTCTAGAATAGTCTTCTCCTTCTGAATCGCTTCCCTCAAATAGTGCGGGGAAACCGTCAGCAATTCGTTTGCGATATTGTAAAAAAAAACCACCGCCGCCGTAATTAATCCTAGAGGCATTTCTTTAGCCTTAGCGTGAACCTCAGCGCTAGGGTTATAAGGCTCTATAGTATAGAGTTCTTTATAGGACTTTACCACAGGTCGGAACATTACAGCCGCCGCTTTGTGCATCTGTGACGGGTCTTTTAAGCCTTCCTCTATGTCTATGTACTCTCCTAGTGTCATGTCCTCTAAAACGGGCAGGAAACCGTATTTAACGCCGTCAAAATCGAAGGTATTAGTAAACGGTCTCTCCTGATTTAGTACCGCCATTATTTCCTCCTGTATGTCCTCGGCTTCCTTCAGTGGGAAAGCCGCCGCAGTTTTCAAGTCTACACCGCAAAAAATTTCTATAGTTTTGTGGAGTAAGAACTCAGGGTCTGCGCCCTCTATGTTAACTTTAGCGAAGCGCTGGTACTCCCCTAGAGTTATGTCGTCTATTTTTGTAGGTACTGCTATTTGCATTTTTTTCTTTTCTTAAAAACAGCCTCAGCGCTCTAGTGAGGTCATAAAAAAAGACCCCGAAGGGTCTCTCTGCTTAACTACCACAGGCTTCACACTCGGGGTTATCAATGCTACAGGCTTTTTCGTTTGCCTTGTCTGTTGCTAGTTCGTCGATGAAGTCAGCGAAGTCGTCGCTAAAGTCAGTGTCATTCATGTTCTCTGTTTTTATAGTTAATAAATTCGTCTTCTAGTGCCTTTGTATAGAAAACCTGTAAGTCTTCCCCTAGGCTTTTTGTTAGCACACTTACCACCACCATAGCTGAGCTCTCGTTAGAGGTTGTGTCTACTAACTCGGTCTGTAGAGTCTCGGGGTGCATTACGTAAATTCTGTACATAGTGTTTATTAAAAACAGGAGAGAGGCGGTAGCCCCTCCCCCCCTTCGCATTTTTTTAAAATTATTTTTTTCTGTAGCAAAAAGCCCGTCCCGTCTGCTTATAGCGGTTGCGCCTATCTAGCTCTCTCTTACACTCTATTAGCTTCTCCCTAGAGAACCATTGGTAAAGCGTTATAACGTCCTCTAGCGCCTTCCTAGTCATAAACCTAGCCTCCATTACCTCCTATTGTAGTAGTGTAGGTAAATCTCGTCCAGCTTATCCGCTAACTCTGCTGAGTTCTGCTTATACTTTTCCCTGCCTCTATGAACTGCGTTACCTATCTCTATCTCGATATTAACATAGTGTAGGTTAATCTTCTTACCGTTGTAATCAGTCCTATATGTCTCCTTTAAAGGAACGACGTAGGCTCTGAGGTGATTCCCTGCAAAAGCCCACTGTCTAGCCTTTAGTCCTTCCTCAGTCATGGTCTGGGTATAGTAAACGGTTGTAGGCTCTAAGTACGTCCTCGTATTTGCGTATTTGCTCCTGCGCTTCCTCTAGGGCATAAGTCAGGCTTTCGACCCGAGCGCTTAGGTATTCTATTCTTTCGTTGTTATTCACTGCTTATTTAGTTTAGAGTTAATAAATGCGAAGCTCTGCTCTAGCTTCTGAAGGGTGAGACGCTGCTCCTCTAGCAACGCCTCTAGTTCTTTGTGTAAATCTTCTCTGCTCATCTTACTTGGTTTTTAATATGCGTACCCTTTGGCTCTTTTTTTGTTGTTCATCTTATCAAACCAACCGCTTATGTGTAGTTGCGGAACAGTAACCATTTCGAAGTTACCGTCGGCGTCGTACTTCCTTCTAGAGACCATAGATACCTCTACGACCTGCGACTTAGGAAGCCATTCATTGTCAATGAGTATCGCCTTTTCACTTGTTCTCGATACTGTCCACAAGCCCTGAGTCCAACTAACGCAGTCGCCATCAAAGGTTATGAGGTCAAATTCTTTCAGTTCGTTAAGTACGTTTGCATTTTTCATAACAGTTATTTTTTGTTGTTTGATAGTACAAAGATAAGGGGAAAACTTAGACTACCAAGCTTTCCCCCTATTTTTTTTATGCTTCTTTGAAAATTCTAGTAGTAACCTGAACCTGCCCCTCGAAGTTAGGGCTGTAAGAAGTAACCTCTACGCCTTCTAATAGTTGGCGAACTTTCTCACGTCCTCCTATGCTTTCGAAAAACTTAATAGTGTCCTTGTCGATACAGTTGTTAAAGAACTCCTCTGTAACAGTCTCTGTAGTTCTGCTAGTCTCTACGCTTTCCGCTCTAGCTAGTGTCATAGTACGGGCTGCCTGTACGTCGATGTTCTTGTTAATTGTTAGAACTTTGTTTACTTGTGTCATTTGGTAAGTCTTCATAATAGTTGTTTTTTGTTGTTGTTTGATAGGTCAAATATACAACCGTTTTTTTAACTACCAAATAAAATCCAAAAAAACTTTATTTTTTTTTAGCCTAGGTAATATCTCCCAGCCTGTGGGTTACTCAGGTGGTAGCTAACGAAATACCTAATACCGTCTATAGCGTGGTTAAAGTCGTCTATAGCGATGTCCTTACCGTCTTTCCAAGTGTAGTTATTTAGCTCACGTATTAGGTTCTTAGAACTTGGGTCTATGTATAGCTTATAGTCCTGCATTAATCCTATGCCTAGATTAATACTACCCTGCCCTTTTATAGAGGGCTTAATGTTTAGACCGTGGTTAGCCTTAAGCTCGTGCAACAGTCGAGGCTCTGCCGAGTCTCCAATAATAAGCTCCTGTCCTTTGAGCTGTCTCTTAAGAGCTACGGCAATATCCGAGGTAGTCATACCTGCCGAGTAGATAATCTCCTTAAGGTGTATCTCTTTAGCCTTCTTATTAATGCTTACTATAGTCGCTGTGGTAGGGTCGTTAGAAAATCCAAAGTCCATACCTACGCCGTAGTAGTCACCTCTAGGGTCAAATGGTCTGACTTCCCAATTAGTGAAGATAACCCCCTCAGCTACATTACGCCAACCCCCTAAAATTTGTGCCTCGAACTCGTCGGGGCGCTCTGCCTTCATTCTCTCGACATTAGCTAAAAAGGTTCGGTCTAGGTGCTTTATATTGTCCTCGTACGTGGTATGTATATAGGTAGTGTCCTCCAGCGTTACGCTGTCTCCTCCCTGTAGTCCTCTAGACTCAAAAAAGCGGGTGTAAACCCAGTGCGCCTTAGTAGCTGGGTTCATTACCATAATAACCCTATTCTGCGCCTCCTTAGAACGAACCGAAAGGTCTATCTTATCAAATAGCAGCTCGTCAGGCATTTCCTCCGCCTCGTCTAATATCCATGTGGTGATACCGTTTAAAGACTTGAGGGCTGCCGTCTGATTACCTGAGCCTGTCTTAAGACCTCGGAAGTAGATTCTGTTTCCTGTGAGCTTGTTCGTTATATCCGTTTTATTAACTACGAAGTGCTCATCTAGACCTAGCAGCTCAATCTTCTCTACCATTTCAGGAATAATAGAGGTAGACGCTGAGGTCATTGTGTAACGTGTGAACAGGATATTGTGTCCCTTCTCAAACGTCAGCAGCAGAATCATTGTTGAGATAGAGAACGACTTAGACGAACCACGCCCCCCTGTTACAATGTAGTAGCGGGAGGGGGAGTTGAATAAGGGCTTATATTTAGGGCTTAGTTTTATCACTACTCCTCGTCTGTGTCAAATGAGACTAACCCCTTAAGTGTTACGTTGAGGTCTACCTCCCCTGAGGTGTGTAGGTCTATCTCTTGCTTAGGCATACCCGCACGGTACTTCATAAACAGCTCTATAGCTCTTTGGTCTCCTGACTCAATGCGCTCTAGTAGCTTTTGCATAACTACGTTAACGTCTATGTGCTCGTCCATTATTTGACGAATGTTTATAACCTCGCCCTTAGTAGGTCTCCCTGCGCCTTCTCGCGCCCCTCCCCAATTCTTATCGTGGTGCTCTTGTCTAGGCATCTTGAAATATCTTGAAATTCACGTGTTTATTTAAAAACAGTACTGTTCAAAATCTAACACCTAGCCTGTGAACGCTTTAAGACTTTTTTCTAGCTGCTCAATGCGTTCGGCTGCTTTTAAGCACAGTTCTTCTGCTTCCCTAGCTCTATATATAGCTTGTACACGTTCTTCGCTTAGCTTAGCTCTAAGGGTCTCAAATGCGTACCTTTCTGTCTCTAGTGTGGTGACGTATGCTAACTGTCTAGCGTATGCGTCTCTAAACTCCTTGAGCTCGGGGTTACCTGAGGCCTCTGTCCACTTACTGAGCATCTCTAGGCTGTAGATTTGGTCTGAGACGTTCTGCATTTTTAATAGGTTGCTCATTCAGTCTATTTGGTTTTATTCTTTTGTTCTCTGTATAAGGTGAAATCAAATCCATCAGTTAATACTGCAACTAATGTTACAATAAAAAGTACTAACAATGGTGACAGCTTAATTATTGTTTCCATTGTCTTTGGTGTTAAAGGTTATGCCATATCCTTGTAGACTTGAGTCCCTTTGTAACTCGTAGCCACCAAATCTACGCGCGCAGATTAAATAACCTATACACTTTTCTTTTTCAGAGTAATTCCTTATATCAAAAAAAGCAGGGGACACTTTAA